GTGAGGCACACGCACCCTGACGAGGCTGCGGCGGCCTGGACGTCTAGGGACAAGCCGACATCCCTGCCGATTGATCGGGCAGAGGGGCGTTTCGGGAAGAGGCGATTCTGTCACCTGGGGGCGGAGACTATCGATGAGGCAGCGCTCTGGGATGAGCCTGTGGTCGAGTCTGTTCCCCTTTGGCGTTCCGATGGCCATGTCGAACTGGGAGCCAGGCTGGATTACCCGGCCCACAAGGATGCCTGGCATGACTTTGTGATGGCCGAGGCCCGACGGGATGTCGCCGATGGGACCAGTGCGAAGGTGCAAGTGACGGCGATCAGTGAGTCGGGCGGGAAGATCCGGATTGTCACGTCGGGATCCCAGGCGGGAGCGACGGTCTCCACGGTCTGGCAGCAGAGGATTCTTGCAGTGCTCAAGACTCTGCCTTTCTTCCCGTCCATGTCGAAGGTCATCACCGCTGACCTGATCAATCGCGTGATGGGACGAGTTCGTGACCTCGCCGCGTCGTCTGACTTCACGGCGGCGACCGATCTTCTGTGTCCGCGTTTGACGAATTGGATTCTTCGCCAGCTGGTGGAGGGTTTTGAGGGCGCCGATATTGTCATGGACGACAATGCCGACAAGGAGCTGGACTATGGTCGGACGCCCCGGCAGTATAAGCTCATGCCGAAGGACGGCATTGAGATCAGAGGCAAATTCTTTCAGCTGGCGCCGGTGACGCTAGTTGAGGGGCAACCTATGCAACAGGGCATGGCCGTCAAGTGGAGGGATGAGATCATCTACCTCACGACTGAAAAGCTCAAGGCTTGGAAACGCTGCGGGCAGCTGATGGGACAGGTCACGTCCTTCCCTTTGCTTTGTCTGGCCAATTTGGCCTGCACGTTGGCTGCTTACAAGCTGCATGGGATCGGCTATGAGGAGGCGAAGGATAGGTTCATCATCAATGGGGACGATCGGCTGGCCCGCAGCTCCATCGCGATTGAGGATACCTTTTGGACCATTTCCTCGAGCATTGGCCTCAAGCGGTCGCCGGGGAAGAGTCACGAAGATCGTGACTTTGCCTGCATCAACTCTCAGATGTACTGGCGTGACGGTAGGGGCCTGTGGCAGCGGGCTTCGGTTCTCCGCTCGACTCTCCTTCACGGGATCATGAAGCTCAGCACGGATGTTTTCAAGCCGTCGCATGTTGTCTCTGCTTTGTTCGACCATGTGCCGGCTAAATGCATGGAGCGGGCAATTGGGTTTTACCTGATGCGTTGGGGTAAGACCATCGAGGAAGAGTGCGCAGGCCGCAATCTTTTCTTGCCGGTTGCCCTGAACGGGCTTGGCCAGGTGCCCCCGCCCGGATGGAAGTGGTTCATTAGCGATCGTCAGGCGATGGTCGCGGCCCACCTCATGAGGACGCAGCCATTTGCGAGTTGGGCGGCTGGGCCCCAATGGCCGGGGCCGAGCCGGGAAGAACCGGCAACATCGCAGCCCTGGGACCAGCCTGTGGCCGCCCTGTCGGCGGGCTCACTTGAAGAGGAACTAGCACAGTTCCAGGCCAGAGAGGGGTACAGGGTCTCACAGGCCATCTTCCGGCACAGAAGAGTTGCGTGGTGCTGCGGAGAAGAGCGTACGTCTGATTGCCCGTGTGGCAAGGTTTTGGCCGACTGTCCCGCGGCCGCACCGTGTATCCGCAAGGTAGCTCGCCAGTGCGACTGCATCAGTCCAGCAGAGCGTGCTTGGGAGCGTTTGCCTGACGCCGCCTGTCACGTCAAGGAGACCACATCTTGGCGCGACGATTGCTGCCACCCCAAGTGGCGCATTGAGGCGGTGTGGCACTGCGACTGTCATGGAGAGTCGATGCCGTGGAGGAGGAGCACAAGGCCGGAGCCCCCGCTCGTCTTCTCGATGGACGAGATCAAGTCGGCTGTGCGCCCTACGACGGTGTATTTCAGGCAGCATCATGAGTCGGCCGGCCGTCGGCACAAGCCGTCAGTGCTGACTTGGCGGTCGGTTGACCATGCTGGGTTCATTCGGCCGGATCCGGCTAGGTTGCCGGCTGCCGATTTGGATAGGCAGCATGCCCAGATGATGACGGAGATCGAAATCGCGATCGCTCGGGCGACGGGGGACTGGAGGCGGCTGGTGTAGCCTGCGGGTGACCGCCGCGGGAGACCGCGGTAAACATCATCATGTCGAAGCTGCACCGGCTTGACCTCAAGACCATCCCTGAGTTCCCTCGAAAGGAGGGCTAGCCAGCTCGCGGGCCGTAACAAT